TTTCAAAAGAGCAAAGAAGTCGGACAAACAGCCGGATTACGTCGGTGAAATTGAAATACCGGAAGGCATGCAGGGGCGCAAAGAAATATCACTGTGGAAGCGCACGGCAAAAAGCGGCAAGGTGTATCTCAGCGTGAAGGTTAGTGACCCATGGAAGCCGACCCAGAAAACCGCACCGCCGCGTCAATCACAGCGTGTTGCGCCGCAGGCTGACCCTGACTTCGACGACGATCTGCCGTTCTGATGAAGCGCATCATCCCCAAGAACTCGAAGCCTGAGGACGTCCAGCGCGCCATGGAACTGGTGCTCCGCGACGTGACGCCAGACAAGGCATGGTCCATCACGGTCGAGGAAGTAAAGCCGCGGCGCAGTGACGCTCAGAATGCTTTTCTCTGGGCTGTGGTCTACCCCAGTTTCTTAGAAGGCGGTGGCGAGGCTCTGAAAGGATTCAGGGCTACTGACTTGCATGAGTGGTTCTTGGGGGACATGTGGGGTTGGGAGACGTTAGAAGGATTCGGACGTAAGCGCATGCGCCCCGTGCGCCGATCGTCCACGATGACGAAGCAAGAGTTTTCAGATTACATTGCTTTCATTGAACAAAAGGCTCTCGACATGGGGATCGTCATTCCTGAGCCAAACTACCCGGGAGACGAAAATGCGTAAGTTGTTTTTATCACTGGCTGCCTTCTGCTCAGTTGCTGTAGCCCAGCAGGCGCCGACGATTATTGGCTTCATTCCGAATCGCGCCGACGGCCAGATCACGTTGACAAACGAAGTCTGCGCCAACGCCAAAGACCAGTTGCTGGTGTTTGTAAAAGACGACGGCGGCAAATTGTCGCTGGTGGGCTGCTGGAAACTAATCGACTCCAACGTAATGGTGCGATGGTCCGACGGCGACGTGTACTCGTACGATGTGGGCGCCGTCATCTTCACTCCAGAGTTTGACGAGTGGTACGCCAAAAAGAACAAGCCAAAGGGTCAGGTTTACTGATGAAGATCGACCTGCGCAAAGAGGCAAAGGGCCGCGGCTGCATGGTCCGTCTGCCGGGAGTGTGTAACCACAATTCCGAAACGACTGTGCTCGCACATTGCCGCGTAGCAGGGATATCAGGCATGGGGATCAAATCAAGCGATCTCATTGGCAGTTGGGCGTGTAGTGCATGCCATGACGCCATCGACCGCAGAGCGCACATGGACCTCGACCGAGACTATGTGCGACTCGCGCACTTCGAGGGGATGGCGCGCACGATCGCCCAGTTGGCCAAAGAAGGGAAGATATGACATGCCGCAGTTGCCGCTGGTCGCGATCGAAAGACAACCGACTGGTGTGCACGCTGTGGGACTGGCCCGCTGATTGGCGCTGCAATCATTTCCAATACGAACCCGGAACGGACGAAAAACCATGAACAGACAGGAAGAGATGCGACAGCAAGTCACCGACTTTCACCGCCGCCATCCCGAAGTGTGGGAACTGTTCGTTAAGTTCACCTTCGAGATGATTAATCGCGGCTATAAGAACTATTCGGTCAACGCCATCTTCGAGCGCATCCGCTGGGAGAAGGACAGCATCGGCGGCGATGGCGTGACGTCGTTCAAACTCAATAACAACTACAGAGCGTTTTACTCGCGTCGCTTCATGCGGGTTTATCCCGAGAATGAAGGCTTTTTCCGTACGCGGCAGCAACCATCTGAGGAGCAGTTCCCAACCCACCGGCCGGAACTGACACCTGAGTACTATTCAAAATCAAATCACTGATGAACGCTGTAAACAACGCGTGAGATGAGAATGTCATTTAAAGAAGAAAAATATGAAATTATCAGGAACGTAGTTCACCCTGAAGTTATTCGATTTATCCAATTAAATTTTGATATTCACGAATATGCCGGATACACCCACAGACCGCCCAGCCCCTCACAAGAATATCCTTACGGCGATTCGCAATCGATAAACAGTTTTTCATTTTATTCGCCTTTGTACGGCGAAAGCCTTCTGTTGTATTTGAAGGATGCGATCGAAAAGACTGCAGGGGAAAAACTCATCGAAACGTATAGTTACATGAGAATCTATTACAACGGCGGGACGTTAGAAAAACATATCGATAGACCGAGTTGCCAAATTTCTGCCACCTTGTGCATTAAAAAAGATATTGATTGGCCGATTTACTTTCAAAAAGAAAACGGGGAAGAGGTCGAAATTGAATTAGAGCCCGGAGATTTGATTGTTTATAGCGGATGTATTTTGCAGCACTGGCGCAAGCCTTATACGGGAACACGTCATTATCAGATATTTTTACATTACATTAATGCTGAAGGGGAATTTAGCCCCGAACACAAATGGGATAAGAGACCATCTTTGTGGTTTTCAAAAGCATAGCGAGCAGTCAATAGAGAAATTTAGGGGGCTTTATGAACACAATTGAACAACGTCGGCGAGAACTATTTGCAGAGTTACGCGAACTAAATCGCAAGATTAAACGCGTATCTAAAGAACTTGGCGATCTGGACCGAGGCCTGATGCCACCAGAGAGGTTCGACGAGAACTACGTTCCGCCATTCCTGCGCAAGGCTGAGGCCGTAATACTGCACATGCGACGGAGGAAGACTGCGTGATACCCAAGGATGACTGGGACGAAGCATGGGACAGCATGTCCCACACTCCGGCAGAATACCGAGTTGAGATTCGAGACCTACGCAATCGGATTACCGAGTACATTCGGGAAATCGAAGAATTAAAGACTCAACTGCACGCTGCTAACGTGGACTGGATAAAGGGACAAGATGAAATCCAAACCTTGCGCGAACGGCTTAAAAACCTCCGATGACACAGAGTTTGACGAGATCATCGAGACGTTGGAGTTGATCCACAAGGACACATGTATTGCTGTCGATGAAAGCAAGTACATTCACCTCGGCAGCATGGCGCAGGCCTGTATCAGACATCTGCAAGCGATGAAAGAACGAATATCTGAATTGGAGTCGAATGATGATAGTACTCGGCATTGATCCCGGCCTCTCAGGGGCGCTGGCGTTCTACGACACCACCACCGAAGTGCTCGTTGTTATGGACATGCCGACGGTCGAGGTGACGCGTAACGGCAAGAACAAGCGCGAGGTCAGCCCGGCGCTGGTCGCCGACATGGTTGCCGGCAAGGGGATAGAGAAGGCTTTCATGGAGCGCGTGAGTGCGATGCCCGGCCAAGGCGTCTCCAGCATGTTTTCGTTTGGCCGATCGGCAGGAATCTTGGAGGGTGTTTTAGCCGCTTACGAGATACCGACGACAATGGTGACACCGCAGGCATGGATGAAGGCCATGGGTGTGCGAGCAGGCAAGGACGGAAGCCGGGAGCGAGCGATGCAACTCTTCCCGCAGTACTCGACAGCGTTTGCACGCAAGAAGGACGATGGCAGAAGTGATGCGGCTTTAATTGCTAAGTTTGGCGCAAGTTGTTGATAATCAATCTTTATCGAATGCGAGGATATTATGCGTTTTCAGATTACGTTGAATATGCCATCAAGAAACGGCAATCCAGTACACCAGATTATCGGTGATGCGAACGTTAACTCTCTCGAAGAATTTATCGACATGATGGAGAAAAGCCTGTTTGTCATCGTTCGAGAGATCTACAAGGATCAGGAGACTGGCGACTATTACCCTGTCGGCGACATGGCCATCAACCCGTCAGTGATCGGCAAGATCAAAGTCTTTAACTGATACCAGACAGATACAGTGCGCGCTCATCGTTGCGCCGCTTGACGAGGCCGGGCAGGACGCGTCCACCGGCCTTTGTCCATTTCAGGAACTCGTCAGCCGCTTCTTCAAAGTCGCCGCGGTTGGTTTTCATCCGCAGCGTACTACGCTGCAGAGAGCCGAGACCCACGTTGAAGGCAAAACTGCAGAGAGAATCGAAGATTCCTTGATTGCCAGCAGCAGCAGGGCAAAGTCGAAGAACACCACGCTCAAACCTGCGAAGGTCTTCAGCAAGAATAGTGTCCACCTCTGCCATCGTAAGAGTGCGATCCCAGCCTGCGGGTATCGGTAGATTGCGCCGCTCCTCATACTTCACCGCTGCATGAGTTGGATCAATGACGTGGCCTACCGCAGTTGTCCACAGCAATGCAGGACACCTGTAAGGACGTAGCCTTACGCCCTCGTGGTGTTTGATCATTGCGATAGCGGCAGGACTGACCTTCACCGCTTAGCCCTTCTTTTGGAAAGCCTGCGTGCCGAACCAAAACGCTATAATTGACGACAGTATTAACATTTCGTCATCAGAGAAAACATTCTCCATTGCGATCGCAAACGGGATTCCAGTCGTGTACGCATACCAGACGCCCGCGATGTTCAGCGCGACAAGTTCGAGAACAAAGATATACGTGACGACCGGACGCACCGAAGCGCGCAAGTTGATCATCCACTGCGACGCGCCTTTACCAATCTCAACGTCGTGCTGATATAGGGCCTGACGCTCTTCAGCCGCGGTCTGCGTCTGGATCTGCTCTAACTTAATTTCTTCGACGCGAGCCTGAGCAATGAAGCCCCGTTCGGCCAACGCCAACTCGCGTTCCTTTTGAGCGGAGACAAGAGCCAACTCATGTTTTTTGTCCTGCCGATCTTGGAAGATCGACAAGATCTTGGGTAGGCCGCCAGCGAGAAACGACAGGAACGTAGAGACTAGCGTCATCATGGTTAGGCCCTCTTCGCAGTAACGACGTCATCGCCTTTAGTAACGACAACGTGATCGCCCTCGACGTCGACTCGCATCGGCATCTCTTTACGATCCAGTTTGTCGAGTTTGGCGATAAGTTCCTTAATCACCGCAAACTCAGGCTTGTCTTCCTTCTCGGTGGCGCCGGCGATTGAGGCCAGCATCGATATCAGCGCAGTCAGTGACGCGCCAAGTAAGCCCATGACGGCAGCGATTTTGTCGGTATCCAGCGCGAGGCTGGAGAGCACGCCGATCACCACGATGACCGTGATGTAAGCGAGGCCATGTTTGCCAATCGCTTTTCCAGCGACGTCTTTGGCGCTGCTTTGTGCCTCAAGGCGCTGCAGTTCAGCGTGTGCCTGCTCTCTCAAAAGTTGAATATCGTCGGTCATTGGATACCTACCAATTTGAAGACAATACCAATCAGCAGCAAGATGATAGTTCCGGCCGCACCCATCAGGATCTGTTCAATACGCTTGAGGCGAGCATTCGTCGCGTCAAACTGTAATTCGATTTTGGCGTAACGCGCTGAGCACAAATCTTCATGGCCATTCAAGCGCACATCTAACTCACCAACAGTTGCCATCTCGATGTCCCTTAAATCAATGGTTGCGACTGACATCAGGTGATGCCGTAACTTTCAACGATGTAATCCTGCGCACCCATGGTGACAGGGCCCCAGCCAATAACAGCCCAGCCCATCGTCGTATTGATGTAGCGGAACTGCATGGTCGAGAACGGGATATACATGGTGTAGTTCCCGGTCTGACCTTGAATCTTGACGCTGCCCGGATTGACTATGTTGGTCTCCAATCCGTTAGCCGCCGTCACGTAAATCAGATCACCCGCAGTAGGGCTGGCCGGCAGCGTGACAGTCGAAGTTGCTGCGTTGGTCAAGGCATAGTGCATGCCAGAGACAGCCGTCACAGATGTGCCAGTGACAATCTGGAACGTCGGCAAACCCGTCGCAGCAGTCGCCGTCAACGTGATCGAGCCCGCGCCGTTGGTAATCACCATGCCAAAGCCAGCAGTCAAGTTGGCGACGGAATAGTTCACGCCGTTGCCAATCAGCAACTGACCGTTTGCCGGGGTCGTACCCGGGATCAGTGCGTTCGTGCCCGGGGTCGTCCAAGACAGCGCGCCTGAGCCGTTTGTCGTCAGAACCTGACCACTGAGACCGTCAGCATTTGGGTACGTATAAGTCGTTGAGCCGGCCGCAGACGGCACGGTCCAGCCAACGTAGCCCGAGGTCGAGCCATACAGGCGGAAGGCGTTACGGACGTCGAGACGGGCAACAGCCGTGGCGCCAAGCACCACGTTATCGGTGCCGTTGAACGTCAGGTTGGTCGAGCCAGTGAGCGCGCCGCCTGAGTTGAACTGCACCTCACCAGACGATCCGCCAGCGGTAGCCGCGGTGACCGTAACGCCCAGAGCGACGTTCGTGCCGTCGCTGTACAAAAGAACCTTCTGGCCCTGCGGAACGCCAACAGACGTGCCGCCACCGCCCGAGTCGATAGTGATCGAGAACGAGCCAGAGGTGTTATTGAATACAACCCACTGACCACCGATACCGGACGGGACGCGATACGTGACGTTTGCCGTCAGCGTGCCCGTGATGATGATCGTAGGCGGACGATACTGGCTGGCCGACAGCGTGACCGTGCCTGAAGCGCCAGTTGCGTTAATCGTCGTCGTGCCGCCAAGCGAAGCATCGATAATGTCAAAGTCGGTGTTAACCGGGACGTTCCACGTATTGACGTAGTCGCCGTTACCCGGCTTTTCAATCGACTTGTTGGTTGTAAAGGTACTGGCCATCGATTACTCCTAAATCGCCTGCTGCGCTACGTCGAGAGCCTTAACGATATGTTCGTCAGGCTGGTTGAGCAACGGCTCAGTCATTTTCTGGGTTTCTCGTTTCGCGTTTTTGACACGCGTCATCAACGGGGAAACGAGGGTCTCTACGTTGTCTACGCGGCCGCCGGATCTGCGCTCGATACGGCCGCCGGAGGCTGAGCCAAATACCTTGCGCAAATAGTCCTGTGTCTCAGCGGGCAGGAACTTTTCAAACGATCCGCCCTGTTCTCGGGCTTTACGCAGTGCCTCGCGAACGCGACCGGGGCCTGCGTTATAAGCAGCAGCAGCCAATCTTTCGTCG